CCTGTTCCTCTTCCTCTTCTTCATCTTCTGGTTCCTCTTCTTCCTCTTCTTCCTCTTCTTCCTCTTCTTCCTCTTCTTGTTCTGGCTCTTCTTGTTCTTCTTCTTCTGCTTCTGCTTCTGCTTCTTCTGCTTCTGCTTCTTCTTCTGGCTCCTCTTCTTCCTCTTCTTCTTGCTCCTCTTGTTCTGGCTCTTCTTGTTCTTCTTCTTCTTCTTCTTGTTCTTCTTGCTCTTCTTCTTGTTCTTCTTGCTCTTGCTCCTCTTCTTCTTCTTCTTGTTCCTCTTCTTCTTCTGGTTCCTCTTCTGGTTCCTCTTCTGGTTCCTCTTCTTGTTCTTGATCTCCTTCTTGTTCTTGATCTTGTTCTGTTTCTGGTTCTTTATTTTGTTCCGGTTTTTTCGAACTAAATAAATTACTTAATATATTCATTTACTATATATTAAATATATAGTTTATAAGTTTTTAATAAATTATTTAAATAACTTATAATATTTTTTTTCTCATAATTATATTCTCTTAGATAATTAGATACATTGTGTATAGACACCCATTTAATTTCGGTAATTTCATAAATTTGATAATTATTCTTAGGAATATAATTGTTATTAATTATACCAATAAAGTATTTATGCTTATATGATTTATAGTTAGAACCGCTAAATATTTCCTCATATGGCACAATGTTATTAATAATAGCAATATCTTTTTTTTCATATCCAGTTTCTTCTTCAAACTCTCTAAGGGCACACACAATATCTTTTTCTTGATAGTTGCGACGTCCTTTTGGAAAGCCCCATTCAGGTTCAATATATTTTTTATCGCATAAATTTATCAAACTTTCTAAATTATAGCTTTCAAAAATATTTGAATAGCCATTTTTCAAATTAATAAATTTACTTTTAGATGTTTTTTCCTCATTTTTATAGGAATTATTGGTATTATAGTTCCATAAATATTGCCATATAGTATCAAATTCATTATTTAATATAAATTGTCGCTCATTTACTGTCATATTATTTAATAAATTTGTAATATAGTTTTTATCTTCTATGGAATATTTTCCACGCATAAAATCTACAAAAGATAATGTATCTTTACGTTTTATTATGAAAATCTCAACATCATTTTCTATTGTATTTGTTAGTGGATTTACTTTTTTTGTAATTCTTATTGGAATAATACCAATACTTGTTATAGGAACTTTGCATTGATGAAATAAGTGCCCCAGCTTACCGCAATTATTACAAAAAATGAATTTTTTTGTATTCATTATGAATTTATAGATTGTTAATTATATACTAATTATGTTTTTATATATTATTTTTTATTTTAGTAACATTTTTTATTTTAGTAACACATATTAATATAAAATCTATATTAATATAAAAAATATTATGACCAATAGTAGTGTATTTAACCCTATTATTTGGGGTCCTCATTATTGGTTTGTATTATATACAATTGCTTTGTCGTATCCATTAAACGCAAATGAGAGCACAAAAAAAAAATATTATGACTTTATAACAAATTTGCCATTGTTTATACCTGTCCCCGAAATAGGAAATACATTTAGTAGATTTTTAGACGCATATCCCGTAACACCTTATTTAGACTCACGTGAATCACTTATAAAATGGACACATTTTATACATAATAAAATAAATAGCTATTTAGGTAAACCCGAAGTATCATATTATGATGCTCTAAATAACTATTATGAAAACTATAAATTAAAAGAACTTAAAAAGAACGATGAAAAGAAAAATAGGCACAAATATATTTTTGCAAGTGTATTGTTAGTTTTATTAGTCCTAATAATATATTTATATATTAAATAATAGTAATACTATGAAACTTGAATTGCTTATTTTATTAATAACGGTTTTGGTATTAGTCAATACATATTTTGAAGGTAAGTTACTTAGTAAACTAAAAAAATATGAAAAATATTATAAAATGGTTTTTTTCGCTTTTGTTGGACTATGTATTTATTTATATATAAAAAAAGATCCCAACAATTATAAAGATTTTGTAACAAACTCAAATGGATATATAAAATATTTACCTATTGATAGAAATACTGCAAGTATTATTACTCCAATTATTGATTTCACGTCGAGCTCTATTTCAAAAGAATTAAATAATAACTATAACGTATACAACAATCCTAATATTCGCAAATCAGTAACGTTTTCAAATCAAAATTACAATCACAATCACAATTTATCAAAACAGCAACAAAAGATTTTATATTCCGGAAATACTTCTACTAAACGAAGCGTAAGTGAAACAAAAAAGAAATATGTAGCATCATCTCAAAATTGGCATTGTAAGCATTGTAAAAAACAATTACCTGCGTGGTTTGAGGTAGATCATGTTATAAAACTTGAATATGGTGGTTCAAATGCTATAGATAATTTGGAAGCATTGTGCAGAGACTGCCATGGCAGAAAAACTGCCTGCGAAAATTTATAACGCTATTTAAATAGTTTTCGAATAATTAGTAGTTAGCAGTTATAATATTATATTGTTTTATATTATATTATATTATATTATTATGTCATCTAATGGTACAAAATTTAAAGAGCAATTCAATTCTAGTAGTAAAAAAATAGGTGACTTTTTTAAATTTTTAAGCACTATTTTTATAAGAATACTAGACAAAACTGTTAATGGATTTACAATAAAAGATAAACCGCATAAATATTATACTTATTTTATTAGCATACTACTTATAACAATATTATGCTTGTTTTATTATTTAAATGAAAAGCAAAATCTATTTGCTATTAAAAATAGTAAATATGAGATTTTACTTGCAATAGTGTTAATAGGATTTAGTATATATTGTTTCCTTTTTTTTGTTTATAGAAATCATAGTGATTGGGATAAGCCCCTAAACGAAGATCAAACCAAACACAATAGTGATACAGCATATACTGAAATTTATAAGACAACAACACGAAACATTATTGACATCAAAGACGACAATACAGCAACTATAAATAAACCAAACTTAAAAGCCACATTAACAAGTCCACTATTTAACATAATGAAATATTTCTTTTATTTATTGTTGCTAATTAGCATACCATTATTCCTATTAAACTATACTTTCTATTTGCACAAAGTTAATGACAATTTATTTAACATTACAAAAAATATATTACTATTATTAATATTTTTAATAGTATTAGCAATAATAGCTAAGCTTTTTTCAATAAAAACATCATCCAATGGATCACTCTATTGTGAAATAGAAACAACACCAGGAACAATACCCGCATACACAGATCTAATAAAAAGTTATGCTAAATATTTTTTATGCATATTTAAAAATTTTGTATTTTTTATTCCTTGCTTACTTGTTATTTTAACAGATGAAATAAATAACGATATTAGATTAACACCTTCTTCAATTTACATATTATTTTTCATATTACTATTATTAGTGTTGTCACTATTTTTATTACCTATGCTATTTAAATTTATAAGAACATTTAATAAAAGCGATATTTTACAAGGTAGTGGGCCTTTTTATTTAAACGAAGAGAAAACTTTAGGAAAATACCAAAACTTAAATACTCACTTAAGTAAACCTATAACCGTTCCCAACATCACTGTCGAAGAGCATAAAAAACCCAACGAAGAGAAATTAGATAAAATAATGGACGCTTTTAATATGGATAAAGAAGAATATAAAAAACAATTAAATTCATTTAATTCCTCTATTGGTATTGATAAAGGAACTAGCTCCGACTCTCGTTCTATAAAAGATGCTAGTGCTAATAATTCAAATATTAAAACTCATTCATTTACACTGTTTAATGATGTAAATAGTGCCTTTAATATTAAAACCACATACTCTAATTCAGTAGTAAGTAAAGAAAAATTTCCATATAATTATACTTATAGCTTAAGTTTTTATATTTATCTTAATCCACAGCCACAAAATACCTCGCTAGCATATACAAAAGATACTGTTTTATTCAATTATGGTTATAAACCTGTAATATATTATAATGGTAGCTCACAAAAAATAATTGTAAGATCAAGAACAATTAGTAATAGAGGCGACCAATTAGATACAATATATGAGATGACAAATCCTAAGTTCCAAAAATGGCTGTTTTTTGTAATAAATTATGACAATAATGTAATAGATGTATTTATAGATGGTAAATTAGTAGGTTCAAAAGAAAACGTGTCACCCTATTTTAAGGGAGATACTATAACTATTGGCGAAAATGACGGTATTCACGGAAGCATAAAAGAAATTTATTATTATAATAAAGTAAGGTCACCTTCTACAATCGAATTATTATACAATTTATCAAAAAATAAAACATAATTTGAGAGATTTTAAATAAAAAATTAAAACAAATTTAGATTTTATTAATATTTTTAATTTAATTTAAGAGATTAAATTAAAAATTTTAAATTAAATATTTTAGTGTTAATAAAAAATAAAAACAAAAAACATTATAATATTTTTTATATATATATTTATAATGGCTATAGTAAATATAATAATAATAATAGTTCTTGTAATAGTTCTTGTGTGGGGACTAAATAACTTATTTTTCAAAACAAATATAATATTTGACATTATGTGTGATGCCAAGGAACCACCTCAGCGATTTGATACTGCTAATAGTGCCAGCACTTTATTTTCAAGTAACAAAAATGCAGTATTTTCTAAAGATATACCGGAAACAAGCTCATCTAATTTTATGTTAAGCGTGTGGTTTTATATAGAAAACTGGGGTGATAATATAGCTTATGAAAAGAATATTTTATTTATGTCACCTAAAGAAAACGCACGAACTGTTCCACAATTACAAACAACATTATCGGGCATTAGTACTAAACACACTATGCAAACTACCACTACTTTATATAAAAATATAAATATTGCATTAGATAAATATGAAAATAATTTATTTATTGATATTGAAACATATTTAGACAAAGTACAGAGTTCAACTCAATCTAATCAAACAAATTTTACAAGATATAAAATACCTAATATTCCTGTTCAAAAATGGAATAATTTAACTCTTAGTGTAGATACTCGCACATTAGATGTATATTTAGACGGTAAATTACGCAATTCATTTATATTACACGGATTATATAAAAACTACAATCAAGACCAATCTAAAAAAAA